TGATGCAAAAACAAAAGCCCGTGAAGAAGCCGCTGCTCAAGCAAAAGCAGATAGAGATACTCAATCAGCAAATTCTAAAGCACAGCGAGACGCAGAGGCTAAGGCACGTCAAGATGAATTAGATGCAAAAAGAAAAGCAAGCGAAGACGCTATTGCAGCACGTAAGGCTGACCTTGATGCAAAGGTAAAAGCCCGTGAAGAGGCTGCCCTTAAGCGCAAAGCAGATGCCGAAGCCAAGAAAAAGGCTGACGAAGATGCCAAGATTGCTGCTAAAAAGAAGGCTGATGAAGAAGCCGCTGCTGCAGTCGTTAAAAAGACTGAACCTGAGGTTGTAACACCTAAGGTTGTAACACCTAAAATTTTAGACCCAGATGTTATTATTCCAGATGAAGAACCACCTCCAGGTGAAACACCTCCACCAGGCGAAACACCTCCACCAGGAGAAACGCCTCCACCAGGTGAGACTCCACCTCCAGGTGAGACACCTCCACCAGGAGAAACGCCTCCACCAGGTGAGACTCCTCCAGGAGAAGAACCACCACCAGGAGGAGACCCCCTTCCTATAGATGGCGGAGAAGATGGTCCCTACGTAGGAGAAGATGAAGAAGAAGAACCTCCTGCAGAGACTCCTCCTGCAACAGACTCTTTTGACAAGACTTGGTTAATCCTTCGTGCGAAGTTAATTGCTGCAGGACTTCCAACAAAGACTGTTGATGATAGCGTTACTTACTTTAGAACCATCATTAAAGATGGAACATTCTCAGGTGATTCAGAGATTAACGATGTAGTTGACCAATATTTATATCTTCCAACTTATAAGAGTAAGGCTGGAACAGATGTTGAGTCACCTTATTATCGTGACTTTGGTTCGTACAATAATCAACTTAAGGTACCAAAGCAGCCAAAGGAATTAGTTCCATTGGTTCTTGGATATGGAAAGTTAGTTGATAAGTATCAGGTTAACGCTAAATTTGGTGAAAGAGAATCTATTCAGAAGTATCTGCAAAATGATGTTTCTGTATCTGAACTAGATGAGCGCATGAATGCTTCACGACTTCGTGGAATCAATGCTGACCCTAATTACCTTAAGACTCTTCAAGACCTGGGTTACATTACAGGTGGCGCAGACCTAACAAGTTTCTTCTTAGACCCAGGAATTGGTACTATTGAACTTGAGTCTCGCCGTAAGACTGCAGCATTTGCAACAGAAGCAGTACGCCGTAGTAATGCAGGTATCACTCTTGATACAGCATCTGCTCAGGCTACCGCTGCTCGTCTATCAGCACTGGGATACTCAGAAGCACAAGTTACTAACCTTGCTGGTGAAGGATATGAGAATATCGCTCAGCAGTTGAATCCAGTTACAGCCCTATCAGGTATGTACGAGAAGACTGGTGAGAGTGCAAGCGCACTTGCTCCAGTTATTCAGAAGGAACTTGAATCAGAGCAGTTCTTAGGAATGGCTTCACAGCGTCGTAAGAAACTTGCTGAACAGAATATCAAGGCCTTCCAAGGTCAATCAGGTATGAGCCGTTTCGGCCTAGGTAGCGGAAGCGCTAGCAGCCTAATATAAAAATCCTTTGCGGACCCATCGGCCCCGTGAAGTGTACAAGACCGATAGTACAAGCCAAGAGCAGAACCCCTTCTGTGATTGAGGTGTGCGACAACTACTAATAAAGGGAGAAAATCGCTATGAGCGATAACCGCGACAACATATGGGATGACGAAGAAGACGACGATACTTATGCATCGTTTGATTCAGATACCGACTTGGTAAAGAAACTTCGTAAGGCTCTAAAGGCTGAACAGAAGCGAAACAAGGAGTTAGAGTCAACTTTGGGTGACCTAACTAATTCCCAGAAAGAGCGGATTTTGAAGGATGCACTTGCATCCCGAGGTGTCAATCCTAAGATTGCACAATTCATACCATCAGATATCGAAGCATCTGAAGATGCTATCGGGGCCTGGCTAGACAGTAATGGTGATGTCTTCGGATATAAGCCGTCAGAAAAGTCAAAGGTTGCCCAACAGGATATCGCAGCGATGCAACGTATGGATAGTGCACTCACAGGTGCTGAGACACCAGCCTCATCAGATGACTTGCTAAATCGCATTGCGAATGCAGGTTCAGAGGATGAGATTTTATCCATTCTAAGCGGTAACTAAACCGCACACTAACCAGAAAGGGGATATCGCCAAATGGCTGATGTCTTTACCACTACAACCTCTGGGTTAGGTTCCAATCTAGTAACCTTGGCGTATGACAAGTTAATTGAAATTAACTTACGTTCTACACCACAGTTCCGCGCAATTGCGGACAAGAAGGTCGGAAACCCAACTCACGACGGTTCTTCAATTCGTTTCCAGTTCCACAATGATATTGCTGACACCACAATTGCTGGTGCAACACTCACTGAGACTGTAGACCCAGATGCAGTAGCACTACCAGCAACAACAACTCTAGATGTCTCACAGACAGAACTAGGTCGCGTAGTACTCCCAACACGTAAGATGTCACTAATGACTCTTGCTGATGTTGACCCATGGATTGCTAACGCAGTTGCGTTCAACATGGCAACCACACTAGATAACGGTATTGCCGCTATCCTAGATGCAGGTACAAATGTTATCCGCGAATCTGGTGGAGCACTTTCAACAACTGCTGCTAAGTCAACAATTGACACAACAGACACATTCAAGGGACGCGACGTACGTTACGCTGTAACAAAGTTGCGTGCTGCTAATGTTCTAACTCGTGGCGGAATGTATGTTTCATACATCCACCCAGAAGTTTCACATGACCTCCGTACAGAGACAGGTAACAACATCTGGCGTACACCACATGAGTACCAGAATGTTGGTCCACTACTTGCTGGCGAACTTGGCGCATGGGAAGGTGTTCGTTTTATCGAGACACCACGCATGACAAACACAGTTTCAGGTAAGGCGCTAACAGCACTTGCTACTGCATCAGCAGTATCAGGCGCATCAGGTGCATTTACTATCGTGGCAGCAAACGCTGCATTCGGTGGTCTTGCTGAGGTTGGCGATGCTATCTCAGGTACAAACGTAGGTTCAGGTGCTTTGATTACAGCAATCGAAGTTGGCGCTACAAACACTACATTCACAGTGTCTGTTGCTAACTCAGGTACAGTTGGAACAAACACTCTTACAGTTACACCAAAGGCACGTGTTTACAACACTTACGTACTAGGACAGCAAGCACTTGCTGAAGCAGTATGGAAGGAACCAGGCATTGAGTTTGGTAATGTTGTTGACAAGTTGAACCGTTTCCGTCCAGTCGGCTGGCATGGAATCATCAACTGGTCTATCTACCGTCCAGAGGCTCTATACCGCATCGAAACTGCTTCATCAGTTCGTCCATAATCTAAGTAATTAGATGGGTGGGGCAGGGGGTAACTCCTGCTCTATCCATAAAACGGCTTAGGAGGCTAAATGGCATATAGATTCACAACACCTACAGTGAGCGAAGGCCCTGCAGGCGAAGGTCGCTTATTCAGCCGTTACAGGCTCGTAAGAGGCGTCACAGTCCTTAAGATAGACGGCGAGTATTACGAACTCCGATATCCCTCATCAGAGGAGATTGCAGAGGCAGAGGTTGCCTACATCGGCGGATATTCATACGAAGTCAGCCCAGGGGAGAAAGCAGACCTTGAGGCTGCAGGATACACAGTGGAGACGGTATGAGACACAGATTAGACCACCCAGAGGATGTTGAAGGTTGCTTTGGGTGCAAGGTTATTGGACTTCAAATGAGTCCAGGAGATGCATCATCTCAGAAGATGGTAAGTAACAAAAAGTGGGACGGTGAGTTAGATGCTTATCGCGCAGCACGCGCTGATGGTATTCAACCTGCTGGTACATCAATGAAGAAGATTCAGGAAGCACGTCGTGCCTCTGATGTCATGGGTAAGGCATTTAATGCCAACACCATGGGTGATAGTAGAACAATTCAAAAGAAAACAGTAGCCACACTCAAAGAAGTAGGAGCAATATAATGCCAATGGTAAACGGAAAAGAATACGCATACACTGCTAAGGGTATGAAGGCAGCCAAGATGGAAGCCAAGAAGTCAGGTAAGAAGATGGTCAAGAAAACCGCTAAGAAGAAGACCATGAAGAAGGCTGCAAAGCGTGGACTATTCGGAGGCATGTAATGCCAAAGAAAATTTCATATCTAGATAACTTGGCTAAGGAAGTCGGACAGACAGCAAGCGCATGGAAGAAAGCATTCAATCAGAGTGCTGACATTACTCCAGGTGCTAATGCTCGTGCTCGTGCTGCCAACAAGAATTATGATGCACAAAAGGGACAAATCTTTGGTGCGTTACTACAAGGCCGTCGTTATGATGACAAGACTGGTAAGCAAATCAAGGCAAAGAAGAAGTAATGAAAAAGAAAGCCGCAAAATCTAAGGTAAACGCTGCTGGCAATTACACCAAGCCTGGTATGCGTGCTGCTTTATTTAAGAAGATTAAGGCTGGCTCTAGGGGTGGTGACCCTGGTGAGTGGTCTGCGCGTAAGGCACAACTACTTGCTGTTGAATATAAGAAGGCTGGCGGAGGGTACAAGTAATGGCTTTGGCTAAGTCTCAGCAGTCACTCAAGAAGTGGACTGCACAGAAGTGGAAGACCTCAGATGGTAAGCCCTCTAAGGGCAAGAAAAGATATTTGCCATCTGCTGCTTGGAGTGCATTAACTCCAGCAGAAAAGGCTGCTACTAATAAAGCCAAGGCTAAAGGTAATGCAAAAGGTAAGCAGTTTGTAAAACAACCTAAAGCAATAGCAAAGAAAACAAAGGGTTACAGATGAAAGACTCACGATTAAAACGGGCAGGAGTAGCAGGCTATAACAAGCCTAAGCGCACTCCGAGTCACCCTACTAAGTCACACGTAGTTGTGGCTAAGGTAGGTAGCCAGGTTAAGACCATACGTTTTGGACAGCAAGGCGTTTCTGGCTCACCTAAGAAAGCAGGAGAATCTGCATCATATGCAGCACGTCGTAAGTCATTCAAAGCAAGACATGCAAGCAATATATCCAAGGGAAAAATGAGTGCCGCATATTGGGCAGATAAGGTGAAATGGTAATGGCAAAATCAGCAGATGAGGCTCGCGCACAAGCGATGAAGTCTAAGCGTGGACTTCCAAAGGGTGGCGGTAAGGGACTTAAGGGTTCTAACCTATACACACCTGTAAGCCAGGCAACAATTAATTCAATCAAAAAGGCAGGAATGACTGCTTCTCTTAAAAAGGCAGCAACATCAAAGGATGCATCTTTCGTTCAGGGTGTTAAGCGTATGTATGGTGCTGAGCGTTTAGCAGCAGCAAAGAAGGCAGCAGTAGTAAAGTCAGGTTCTGCAGATGCAGCACGTTCTAGTGCATCTAAGTCCTCTGGTGCTAAGTACAAGTCAGCAGACGCTGCTCGTTCATCAATGAACAAGACATCAAGTAAGTCATCAAAGCCAATGGCTAAGAAGTCAGGAACAACAGACCCATTTGCAAAGTTTGTATTTGCTGTTGGACGTGCTGCTAAAGAACCTTTTACTTCAAAGACTAAGAAGACTAAGTAATTTAACCTAAAGGACAAAAATGACAACCACCTACGCCAATTTGGTAGATGAGGTTATCCTCAACCTATCAGGCTATACATTGAGGCAAGACCGTACTACGCACCTCACACAAGATGTGACCTCTACTGGTCTTATCTTAAATCTTGGTAATACTACCAATATTGGCAAAGGTGTTGTCGAAATTGATGATGAACTAATCTGGTTAGATTCTTATGACCGAGTTTCATCAACTGCAATTGCAGCACCTTATGGCCGTGGATACCACGGTACAGACAAGGCTGCTCATACAGCAAATACCAAGGTTACAGTTGCTCCAACATTTCCTAAGGCTGCAGTTAAGAAGGCTATCAATGATACTATTGATGCAGTATTTCCTAACTTGTTTGGCGTAGGAATTTACACATTTAACTATAACTCAGTTAAGACAGCATACTCAATTCCAGCAGAGGTAGAAACAGTTCTATACGTTTCTTGGAAGACCACAGGACCTACAGACGAGTGGCTACCAATTAAAGGATGGCGTCATGACCCTCTTGCAAACTCTACTGCATTTACAACCGCTAACAGTATTTCAATCTATGACCGCATTGAAGCAGGTCGTACTGTACAAGTTTATTATACTAAGAAACCGACCACGTTAAACGCTGCAGCATCTACAGATACATTTGAGTCTGTTACAGGATTACCTTCATCTTGCAAGGATGTAATCCTTTACGGTGCAGCATACCGCCTAGCATCATTTATTGACCCAGGTCGCCTTAACTATTCATCTGCAGAAGCAGACCAAGCCGACAGCAAGATTCAGTATGGCTCTGGTGCTTCTACAACTAGATTCCTTCTTGCCCTCTATCAGCAACGCTTAAATGAGGAAACCAAGAAACTCCGTGACGTTTACCCAATTCGCATCCACTATACGAGGTACTAATAAATGACAGTTCGCCGCTATTCCTCTATCTCACAAGAGACATACTTACAAACCGCTCTTAACGCCACTGCTACGACTATGACTGTCAACTCAGCAAACGTACTGGGTGGCATTACTCCTGGTTCTGGTGAGCGCTTTACACTTGTCATTGACCCAGACACAGCACTTGAAGAAATTGTCTATGCCGTATCTCCTAGTTCTCCTTCTAGCACAACAATCACAATTATCCGTGGTGTAGATGGAACTGGTACAGAAGGTGTTTCTGGACAGTCTCACTCAGCAGGTGCCAAGGTTCGTCACATGGCTATTGCCGTGGACTTCCGTGAGGCTAACAATCACATTAAGAATGAGACAACTGCTCACGGGTTGACTATTGCCAACGTCCTAGAGACAACCGACACAAACATGATTACTACAGCAATGCTCCAGTCAAATGCTGTAACAACTGCAAAGATTACAGATGCTAACGTAACTACTGCAAAGATTGCCGATAGTGCAATCACCTCTGCTAAAATTGCAGATGGGACTATTGCTACAGATGACATCGCAGACTCTGCTATAACAAGCGGTAAGATTGCAACAGGTGCTGTAGGTACAGCCAAGATTGATGACCTATCAATCACAGAAGGCAAGATTGTATCTAATGCGGTAACTACAGCCAAGATTGCGGATTCAGCAATTACTAGCGCAAAGATTGCAGACGGAACAATTGTTGCTGGCGACATCGCAGATGGAGCCATTACCTCAGCAAAGATTCTTGACGGAACGATTGCTACTGCTGATATTGCTGACAGTGCTATTACTTCGGCTAAGATTGCCGATGGCACTATTGTCGCTGGTGACCTAGCAGACGGAGCAGTAACATCTGCCAAGATTCTAGATGGCACAATCGTTAACGCTGATGTGTCAGCAACTGCTGCTATCGCCAAGACTAAGTTGGACTTGGGTGGAACAATCACCTCTGCTGATTTGGTAGATGGAACAATCGTTAACGCAGATATCAACGCATCTGCAGGTATTGCCCTTAGCAAGTTGGCAGTAGACCCATTGGCTCGCGCTAATCACACAGGAACACAGACAGCATCTACTGTCTCAGACTTTGATACACAGGTTCGCACATCTCGTTTAGACCAGATGGCAGCACCTACTGCAGCCGTGGCTCTTAATGCTCAGAAGATTACAGGTCTTGCTGACCCAACCAATGCTCAAGACGCAGTAACTCTTAACTACATCACAACTCAAAAGGGTGCAGTAAGTGGTATCGCATCTCTAGATGGTTCTGGATTAATTCCTACTAGCCAATTACCTGCATTAGCAATTACCGAAACATCGGTAGTCGTTTCACAGGCTGCTATGCTGGCTTTGACTGCACAAATTGGTGACGTTGCAGTTCGCACAGATGTTAACAAGTCTTTCATCCTTACAGCATCACCTGCTAGTACACTAGGTAACTGGCAAGAACTTCTTACTCCAACAGATGCAGTTTTGTCTGTGGATGGAAACACAGGTGCTATTAGCCTTTCTGGTACATATCTGAATGCAACAACGGGAACATTGCTTGGCAATCTTGCTGCTGGTGGATTTAAGATTACTGGACTGGGAACACCTACATCTAATAACGATGCCGCTACTAAGGTATACGTAGATACAGTTGCTGGTTCTGCTACCGCTGCTGCAGCAAGTGCAACGGCTGCTGCTGCTTCATATGATTCATTCGATGACCGTTATCTAGGTGCTAAGTCAACTGCTCCATCCGTAGACAACGATGGCAACGCTCTTATCACTGGTGCTATCTACTGGAACTCATCAACTAATCAGATGTTCGCTTGGACAGGTTCTGCGTGGGGTTCAATTTCATCTACTGCAGATATTTTCCGCTTCCGCTACACAGCAGCAGGCGGAGAAACATCAGAGTCTGGCCCAGATGATAATGGATTAACACTTTCCTACATTGTAGGTAAGGAGCAGGTATATCTTAATGGTGTACTTCTTGCTCGTACATCTGATTACAATGCAACTAACGGTTCAAGCATCACGGGACTAGCAGCATTGGCTGCTGGAGACATCCTAGAGGTTATCACCTTTACAGCCTTTGAACTTGCAGATTCAATTGCTCGTTCATTGTTTGACGCTAAGGGCGATATTCTAGTTGCTACTAGCGCAGATACACCAGGCAAGTTAACAGTAGGAACTAACGGACAGTATCTACAGGCTGACTCAAGCACGGCTACTGGTCTTACTTGGTCAACAGTATCTGGCTATTCAGCGCCAACTTTAGGTTCAACATCTATTGCATCAGGTGCAACAGTAACAACAATTTCAGGTTTAACAGACATCGTACTCAACGGTGCAGGCAGTGTCCAAGACGAACTAACGCTCATTCTTATGGGCGCACTCTAAACGAAAGGTAGTAACTAATGGCTACAGCAACTAAAGTGCTGGCTCGTACAGCAGCAGCAACATCAAGCACAACTCTCTACACAGTACCTTCTGCAACTACTGCAGTAGTAACTAACATTGTTATTTGTAATCCAACAGGGTCTGCAGTAACAGCATCAATGACAATCAATGCTATTGACTTGTTAGGTAGCGTATCTATCGCTGCTAATTCAACTGCATTTTTTGACTTAAAGCAAGTAATCCCTGCAACACAGATTATTGCTGGTAGTGCGTCTTCAACATCAGTTGACTTCCACATCAGCGGAGTGGAGATTTCGTAATGGGTATTTCAGTATTTCCTGCCGCTAGTGGCGGCGTAATTCGTAAATCTACAACCTTTACATCATCTGGAACATTCACACTTCCTGCTGGCTACGGTGCTGGTCAACCTTTAATTGTTGATATTGAAATTTGTGGCGGTGGAGGAGGCGGTGGTTCTGGCGCTGCTACAACTGCAGAATCATCAACTGGTGGTACTGGCGGTGCATCAGGTGTTACCACTGTTTATAGAAATGTTGCTTTAACTGCAAATGCTACAGTAACAATTGGCGCAGGTGGCACTGGTGGTTCTGCAAGAACTGCTACTCAAAATGGAATTGTTGGTGCTTCTGGTGGAGCATCTAATGTTGATTCAATTTATTACGCACCTGGTGGTGGTGGTGGAACATTTGGTCAAACACAAAATTCTCCTACTACTCTAAAAGGTTTAGGTGTACATACTTATGGATTTAACATACCTGGAGGATATTCAACTTCTGATGTATCTCCTGGTGCAGGTGGTGGTTCAGGTAGTGGTTATTCAGCAAACATAAATTCTGGACAAACTCCTTTTTATTATGGTGGAAGTCGTGGTTCTGCAGGAGTAATTGTTTCTTTTGTAGGCGATGGAGTATCATCAATTTCAGATACTACTTTTAATATATTTAACATTTTGCAAGGAAGAGGACTTTCTGCTGTTAATACTATTGGTTCTAGCGGAACCATTACACAAGGTTCACTTCCAGGTGCGGGTTCTAATGAAATTCTTTTATTACAACGAGGCGCTGGTGGTTCTGGTGGAAAAGGAAATAATAATGGTGTAGCCGCTGGCGGTGGTGCAGCAGGAACTCGATTTACTGGTGGACAAAGTGGGTATAACGACTCATTATCTATAACTGGAAGTAAAAATGGTGGTACCGCAACTGACCCTGGATGTGGCGGCGGAGGTGGCGGTGGTGGCTACAGCCTTACATCTGGCTCAGGTGGCGCTGGTGCCGCTGGTTATTGCATTATCTACTACTGGGGTTAAGGAGAAAACAATGTCTAAATATGCAATCATAAATAACAATGTAGTTGAAAACATTATAGAAGCAGAACAAGATTTTATTGATGCACATTATCCTAGTGCTGTTCTTCTTCAAGATAATGAAGTTGCTGGTCCAGGATGGACTGTTGAAAATGGAGAGTACAAAGGTCCAGAT